CACATCAGCCATTTTAAGAAGTGTACCTAGCCCATACTGGTTAATAGCATCTTGTGCCGTTGCCTCTCTATTCTGCTCTACATTAAACTGATTTACAGCTTTATCATAAGCATCTCTGTAACCTGCACCTGTTATTTTAGCGATATTATCCAGTAAATTACGATTGCCTGTAGACTCCATTATAGCCTGACGAGAACCACCAAATGCACCTGCTTTGGTTAATCTACCTGCATCCTGCATACGTTTTATTTCTGCCTGTCTATTAGCCTCATTAATTTGTGGTTGCAAAGCAGCGGTTAAGTAAGGGTTCATATACTTATCAGCAGTACCTGCGGCAGTAAAACTTGTAGGATTAAATGTACCCATCTCATCTGTAGGCACTGTTAAACCTGCTAACCCTGTAAATGCTTTGTTTTGAAGATCAGATTCTCCTGCTGTTAAAGGGCCTGCATACGTTTCATAAGGCATTCCTGCTATTGCTTGACCTTTACCAAGCATCTCGGTAACATAAGGTCCAACATAGTTAGAAAGAGCAGATTCTGTGCCTATTTGTTTACCTTGGGTATCTCCAGTGTTAGTTGTACTTAACGGTTGTTCTATTGCCATAATTAAGCCCTCCCTAATGGAAGCATTTTATTAGGATCAATAGCTGGAGGCTGCTTCTTCATACCTGTCCTAGCTTGTCTTATTTTATCCATCATTGCGTATAAATTCTTAGCACCTGCATCAGAGTTACCATTACCTAATCCACTGACTATATCTGCGGGTATAACAAACTCACCACCACTTAGTGCTGCAGGATCTTTGCCGTCTATACTTGCAGGTATTGTGTCTGCCATACCATCCATAGGACCACTAAGATATCTAGGTTGAGCTATTCTTTGATCCCTACCATACGGAGTAACACTTCTCTGTGGATCGCCACCTATATTTAATCCTGCAATGCCTCCTGCGGCAAGTGTTTGAGTATTGTTTGCATTAGCTGCTTTTGCTGTCTCGGCTCGCACTGCTGGTAAACTCTGCCCTGCTCGATTTTGTTGGGCTAAATTCGCTAAATTTGCTGCCTGTAACCCTGCTGCTTGCCCACTAGTATCTGCATTAAAACCTAAATCTGTAAAGTATCTTTGCCCACCGCTACCTGGTCTACGGTTTGGATCATACGTCCCAGGAACTCTTGTTCTTGTAGCAGTATAATCTGGTATTTTACCTTGATACCCAACCATTTGAGGGCTACCACCACCGAGTATGCTTGTTAATATGTTATCTTTACCTAACATACCTGAACTAGCCGCAAGACTGCCAATACCACCTACTAAAGCTGCAACTTTATCACCGCTAATGCTACCATCTTTATTTGTAAATGCTGAACCTATATCTTCGAGCAACCCTGTGCCCTGTTCGTCACTATCACCAAAATTAACATCTGTTACATAATCATAGGCACTGCTACCTAAGTCTGTAATAGTATCCCAAAAGTTAGTTGCCATTAGCTGTCTCCTATGAGCTTTAATAATCTATCATTAATATTATCTACTTGTCCACCTTTTCTGTATGGTGTTTGGTAAAAAGCCTCTTGCCCCGCATCTCTAAATATACTCTTAAAATCATAAGGATTACCAATCTGAGCAAGAGGAACTTCTTTTACGTCTACAGCTTGCGGTTGTAAGGCACTAAATATTTGTTGTGCACTTTGAACTTGTCGCTGTCGTTGAGCTTTTTTACCTGCTGCCACTTTTGCAGCTTCGTCTTCGGCAGCTTTCTGTGCGGCTGCATCTGCAGCTTGTTGATTTATTAACGCATTAAGATCTTGCGTTTGTTGGTTAATTTGTTGATTAAGATCTGATTGTTGGTCAGCCATAGTCTTATACATGCCCGTTGCCATATCTGTATCAGTTGCAGGTGTACCTAATAAAGTATTTAGTGCATCAGTTTTAGCTGTTTGATCTGTTAATAACGCACTAAACGCATCTGTTTTGGTGGTTTGATCTGTTAGCAAGTCAGATAGTGCGTCTATTTTTGTATCTTTAGCACCTATTAACTCTGTAAGTGCATCTACTTTTTTTGTTTGCTCACCTAAGTTATAATCAAGCACGTTATAGCGAGCTCCAGGTAGAGCTTCTTCTACTTTACCTGTTAACAAGTTTTGATCATATTGCCCAATCAAGCTTTGTACATCTTCGGGTCTTACATTTTCTAACCCTGCTGTTTTAAAAGCTTCAAATGATTCTACTTCGCTAACCATCTTAGGATCGACAAACTCACCAATAGCTATTTTTTGTTTAATTTCTTCTTTTTGTCCTATAAATTGCGTAATATCATCTTCTGTAGGAGTGTAACCTATTTCAGAAAAATAAGCTTCAACCTCACCTCTATCGGTCATAAGTGGATCAGTAAATTTACCGATAGCTTCTTGTTGTTCTGCCTCTGATATAGGAGCTGTAAATTGTGTTATTTCTGATTCGCTTGGGTCATATCCTATAGCTTTAAAGAAATCTGTTGCTTCTGGTGCTGTAGTGCCTAAAGGATCAAACTCTATTTTTGCGCCAGTAATAGTCTCAACTTCGTTCTTTTGACCTATATACTGATTTATCTGCTCTTCTGTAAGGGTTACATTCTCTGCCGCAGCTGCGTCTAATATTTCTTGTCTGTTTACAGTGCCTTTATCTATATAATTATCAAAAGCAGTGGTAAATTCTGCATCAGGAGTTTTACCTATAAATTGATCTTGTTCGCCTATTGCAGGAGTATAAACTCCCTCTACATTTTTAAACGCGTTAAGTACATCTGTACTGCTTTGATAGTCACTTGGACTCATAACATTAAGCACGTTGGTCTGTAGTATATTATCAGAAAGGCCTAAATCGCCTAATTGAGTTTCTGCGGCTACTAAACCTTCTTGTGTGCCATCGTAACCTTTGACGATTTTGTTTACTTCAGGATTAAGGTTTGTAAGCACATTAGTTACATAGTCACCTGAATTATCTAAAATTTGCTTACCAGCATATAAAGATGAAGCTGTACCACCCCCTGCAAGTATACCAAAAGTTAAAGAAGAGGCCATATTTCCGCTTACATCACGACTAGGATCAAGAGGGTGCAACGCTAGTTCTATAACACCTTGAACAGCACTTTCTTCTATACCACCTTGTGCAGCCTCTGTACCGGTAACTTTTGTAAAAGTAGTAAACATATCAGACACTGACTTGTTTGTTTTACCACTTGGGAGCACGGCTTTTTCAAATGCGCCTCCTCCTATTTTATTAGTAGCAAAACTAGTCATTATGCCTGTAAATCCTGCTTTTTGGGCTACTTCAATAGCAAAATTACCTGCTTCTTCTTCATTCATTCCTGATTGTATTGCTACATTATAAGCTTCTTGAAAAGCATTAGCAGCCGACCCACCACCTGCTTCTACTGCATCTAATGTAAAGGCCGTGCTTAATGATGCTTTAGTGGCCATTTTTTGTGCTAAGTCTTCTCCCATTTCTTTAGCAAATTCTTTTGTAATAGTGCCTGCACCGCCACTAAATACTAATATAGGTAATTCTTGCAACACTTCTTTACCTATAATTTCAGCTAAGAACATCCCTGGAGCTTTTTCAAACTCTCCATATGCAGCGAATATAGTATCTTTAAACCCTTTTGCGTCCTCTATATTGCCAAACATTTCTTTAGATGCTGCTTGCCATTCCTCGGTTTTCATATCTCCACCAAGGTTTATAGTATCTCTAGCCCATTTACCTGCAGGAGTAGACTCAGGATTTATACCTGCAAATACTAACATACCGTTTGCGGCTTGGACTAATTCCCCACCTGCTTCAGTAGCAATACCAGAAAAGTTTTTTACAAAATCACTATTTAATACATCTTGCCCAGTTTCTGTTTCTGTAGCTATTTTAAATATATTTTTAGAAAGCTCATAAATAGGTTGATTATTAGCAGCTTCGTTAATTATTTTACCTGCGGTTTCGCCTAATTTAGCCACTTGTTCTGTGTATTTTTCAGGGTTTGTTTTTTTAAGATCAGCTAGCGTACGATGAATTGTTATTCTTAATACTTCATCGAGTACTACTCCTGTGTCTTTGTTTACTATCTGCACTCTTCCATCAGGTAGACGTCTTTCTATAGTCAAAGCGCCATATTTATCATTCCATTTAGGAATTTGTAACCCGCCAATATCTTCCCAATTTATAAGCCCAGTGCCATGATTAAATTTTAAAACAGCTTTATTGTTAGCAATATCTTCGTCGGTTACATTATTTTTATTATAGTCGATACTTTGTTTTGTAGAGTTATTTAATGTTTCTGAAGATATTTTTCCGTCTTGTTCTTTAGAAAAAAGTACATCACTTTTAATTTCTTGTTCTGTTATATATTGATCTCCAACAAACTGCCCAAAAGCATCTACATCTGCATTTTTTAAACTAGATAAATCTCCTGCATGGTCGCTAATTATTTTATCTTTAATTAATTTCATTTGATTTTCAGACATATGCGCAGTGGTTAATCCAGCATACTCTAAAGCGTTACTAACTAAATTATCTGCTGCTTCTGAAAATTCATTATCATATTGTTCTTTGTTTACGGGTAGTGCCTGTTCTTTTCCTGTGGTAAGCCAGTGATAAAATGGATCAATCTCTTCACCTGTTTCACCCGCATCTTCTAATCCGTTTAATTTAATATACGCTTCAGGATCAAAATCGCCGCCAGTCATACCTTCTACAAATGCTTTGTTTGTTGCATCATAAGTAGGTTTAAGTACCTCGTCTAACTGGTCTGCATTTTGTATTAGTCCGTCTGCTAATTCTGTGTATTCAGCATTAGCTGTATTGTATTGACTTATAAGATTATCTGCATTGATTTTATATTCCTCAAGTAAAGGAGTATATCTTTCCTCATAGTCTTTATCTAATTCTGTTGCATAGGTGTTATAAGCTATTATTTTGTTGTTATAGGCATCGGACGATGGTTGAGACGGAGAAGCTTCAAAATCAATCTTAGCTTGGTCCACTTCTGCTTTTAGTCTGGCACGCTCATCAAAACGTGGTATCATTTCTTCACGTACGCTATTATACTGCGCTACTGCAGCTTCATATTCTTCAGCTATAAAGTCTACCTCACCAGCTTTTTTCTCTGTCTCTGCATAGTCTCCTGTTATTTTATCAATAACATTTCGACCTTCTTTATCAAAGGTTTTAAGTAATTCTTTAGCCCCAGCTTCTGCTATAGACATCAAAGCAGCTTGGGTTATATCGCCACCTTTTATTGCTGCAGATGTTGTTCTTATAATACCATTTGTTATTGCAGCTACTTGGGCATCGCTCGGATCATAGTCAGCTCTATTTAAATATTGTTGCACCGTTTTTGTAGTAACTGTTGCTTGTAATACAGCATTAGCCATAATTTCTGGAGTTATATCTTGTCCTGTTAAAGTGGCTGTTAGTTGAGTTTCTACCACAGCTAGAGCTGCTGCAGGTATAGGATCTGGCACTGGTGCAGGAGCTCCTGTATCTCCTATTGCTGCAGGATCATCTCCAACAATACTGCCTCCTTCATTTTGTATAGCTATATTCTGCCGTACTTGAGCCATAGCGGCACTTACACCTGCTTGCACTCCGCCTGTTATAGCAGCCTGTACGGGATCTTGTCCTAACACGATAGCAGATGTTGCTCGTGATGTGGCTCCTGCAGCGATTGCCGCCGCTGTAGTGCTTCCTGTGGCACCAGCTACATAGGTACCAGCTTTACTGCCTACTTGCGGACTAATTTGATTTACTACATAAGCTTTTGCTGCTGCTTCAAGTATATCACCTACATCACCACCTTGTTCTGCTGTGTCTGCGGCTGCTACTAGAGGCACTGCCCATACTGCCCAAGGACCTGATGCAGCTGCTATGTAAGCTAAAGAACGTACAGGATCATCAGCTATGGCTTTTGCAGTGTCTTCTACAGCATCAACAACTGGTATCAATATCTCATCTTGGGCAAAATCACCAATGTCTTTTACAGCGTCAATAGTATTGTTAATACCACCTGTTATTGTGCCTATTGGATCGCTTCTAAAACTAGTAAACCAAGACATATTAAAACCTCTCGCTTAAAAGATCTTCACCAAATTTTACGTATAGTGAGTGTGCGCCATCTTTAGTGCTACCTACTGCAAATTCTGTATCAGTATCTTGTAATCTTTTATGTACGACACGCATACTAGGAATCATGTCATCATCATCAAATATAGCTGAGTAATGTGTAATGCCTTGTCCTTGTATATACGCAAAGTATTTTAATATATTTTTAATCTCGTTTCTACCTGTATCTACATTAAGGGATTTACCCACCATTTTGGTTTTGTTTTTATCTTTACCTCTGTGACCAATAAATACAGTATTTCCTATATTAACAACTTCACATGTTTTTTGTTGTGCTTCTGTTATTATACTAGCCAACATTTCTTTTAAAGATTTATCTCCAGTGTCTAAATTATTTATAGCCATAATTATTATAGTATGTATATCGAGTTGTTTTTGATTACTGTCTACAATTTGCATTATGACACCTCTAATATACTAGCTACTACATGCAGTCTGTTAGCTGTAGCGGCTGTAACTTTAAGTATCTCGCCAGTTTTCATAACAAGTGGAGCAGTAAGTAATTCTGCGGTACCATTAGCACTTATAGATTTTGTTTTAAATATACTAAAAGTAGCAGGGGAAGCCGCAGTGTCTGTCATTGTTAAAGTTATTGTATCCGCGTTGCCTGAATCTTCTGACACAAGTATCGATTTTACTATAGATGTAGTCAAAGCAGGTGCAGTGTATAGCACTGTTGCTCCGTTGGATGTTAAGTATTTTTTTGCATTTGTGTATGTATTAGGCATTAGCTTAAAAACCACCCCGTTGCTTCAGCTCTGTTAGATACAGTCGCATTTCTCAAAGCTGTATCTAATTGATTAAAATATAAACGTAATATGTTGTTAAATTCTTCTGCCTGTTGTCGATTGTATTCTTCGGGTGGATAAGGTAATGCTGGAGCACGGAATCCAACCCCATAATTTGTGTTATCTACAGACATTATCGCCTCCCATCAGGTCGTATATCAAGTCTTGGCGTGCCTAATTGCCATGTGACACCTGTAGCAGAAGATTCAAACCTCATAGAAAGTTGTCGTCCCCTTACCCTTACATTTATTAACCCAGTAAACACCTCTACAGGAGAAGTCGCTGTACGTGTAACAGCTGCATTATTAACTCCACCTTCTGAAACAGGAGAATTTCGCCCAGAGCCAGAGTTAGCAAGAGCATGTAAAGTAAGTGTCGCAGCAGGACTGGTTGCTGTAGATCCATCAAAAGATACATCAGGAACTACACGGTTTACTAATGAAAATCTATCGCCATCACCTATATCAAAATCTGAAGATTCGACAAAAGCTGATATGGCTGCGGTGCTATCAGTTTGATTGTCATCTATGCCTGATTCGTGGTCTACAAGATTAAGATCATAAGTAGCTGCTAAAGGAGATTCACGTAATCCAGAGTCAACCCAAGCAGTTCTCGCTAGAGTTCCATAATACCATATCTTATCTAAATAATTATATATTACATATTTATCTATATTAGATTCACCTGTTGAACAGTAAAACCACCATATTTCATGAAATGATTCATTTGTGCCTGAAAATACTTGCGAGTATTGTGAAACGTTAAAATCATTAAATACATACTTACGCACGTCACATTTAAGAGGTTGAGTACGACCATCATACATATAAAACTTATCTTTACCCATCCAATATGCAACACCATTTGCATACGCCACAGCGTTTTGAGAAGCAATAGATATATTTTCTCCAACAAGTGTTGCTGCCCAAACAGCAGGTATACCCACGTACTGCAAAGAATATAGAGAAGAGTCTGTCCACACAAGAACCTCTTGACGAGCTTGCGATGCAGCTACAATTTTAGTACCACGAGATAATTGTAGACTACCTGCTTGATTTAATTCTGAAGGAGTCCAGTTAGTTGCATCTTCTTGATCTGACCACCTAACAAGTGTAGGATCTACAGAAGAACTCCCTATTTCATTTGTGCCAAAACAAAGTACAAAACGGCTTATGTCAGACACTAGAATAAGATTTTGTACGATAGGCACATCTGATGCGCCACTTAAAGTTGATAAAGGCACAGCTCTAGTAGTTACTCCATTAGTAGCATCCCAATAATATATAGAGCCACCATTATTACCAAAAACTAAATCTTCTCCAAAGTTAGATTGAGACCAAAAACGAATTGCTGTAATAGAAGATTCACCTACACCCCATGTACCTTGTGACCACGAACCAGCACCCCAACCTGTGATGGGAATAGCAAAAGCATTACCTACATTTATTTGATATGCGGCTGATACTGTGCCTCCACCTGTTGCGCTAGAAGAAGCATTAGAAGATGCTGTTATAGTAAACGTGCCTGCCGCAGAAGTAACAGTTTGATTGACCACAAATTCACCATCTAGAGTAAGTCCACCTACAGCAGTAGTATTACTAAATGTTACATAGTCTCCGTTTGTGTATCCACCATTTGCATCAGTCACTGTTACAGTTGCAGACCCAGATGTAGTAGTAAAAGGGTTAGTTAAAGACACAGTTGCACGTAATGGTGTAATGTCAAAATAAGACCCGATATTTTCTACGTAAAACTTTAAATGCGTACCTACACCAATAAGGTTTTGCCCTCCTAAAGTTATCCAGTTATGCAAGGATCTACATACACCTAGAAAATTATTAGAAGATATTTGTGCCCAGCCCCCTATTTTTTCAGGTGTGCCTTGTCTGAATCGTATTTTATCTCCATCGTAATACCCACCTTCTGTGGTGTATCTAGTGCCCTCACGATTAATCCCAGGTTTTAATTTTATTGCTTGAATAGCCAAGATAACTTCTCCATTCTACTACAAAGTCTTTCTGCACGATTAGGTACTTGCCTTGCCCATTTTGAATCCATCATTTGCACAGATGCCTCCATCCAGTCTTCAGAATCTACAGCTAATTTTAAGTTAACAAATTTGGACAAACGAGGACGACCAAGATTAAACATCATATTTGCAAGTATTAGTTGAGCTTCTTCGGGTATGTCTTTGAAATTACTGTATAATATATTGCAGTCTTCTATGGTTATGGCAATGTCAGCTTCAAAGCACTCATCAACTCTTTCTTTAGACACTTCTGTTCCAATTTCTTGTCCATATTCTAAGTCAGAATCAGTAACCAAATGCCCAATCCCAAAAGTCGCATACCCCAAATGATCATTGTAAATTTCATATTTACACCCTTCATCTTCTGCTAATTCTTTTTGTAATTTATCTAAGTCCATCTTTCACCTGTTTTTTTCGTAAAGAGTTAACATGTTTGTAATAGAAATAATTACCTATCTTATTAAAAAATTTTGATAAACGCAACCAATGCCACATCATTTTTTGTTAGCCTTTCTAATAGCTTCTTTGCCTCTTTTAAATATGCTAGCTACTTTTGATTTACCCATCACTTTTGCTCTTTGTTCACCAACTGTAAGTATTTGTATCTTTCTCGCAAAAGGCTTACTGACTCTTTTAACTTTTGCAACCGTAGCTCTTGCGTCTGCTTCTGTGGCAAACTTGATACCAACTGTATCTTTTGGGTTCTCATCTGTGTATAACCGTCTCCCAGAACCCTTTGGCTTCTTGCCTGTTCCAACTTTAGGATCTTTTCTTTTTGCCATTTTTTAATACACTCTTTAACATTTTAGCTTGTTTAGCATGTGATTTACTAGCTTTTTCTAAACCTTTTACAACTTTTTTAATTTTTCTTTTCATTGTACGTATCCTTACTTCTTTTTCTTCACCGTTTGTTTTGCTCGTTTAAAGTTCTTCTTACTAGGCGCACCTTTTGAACCTGCTTTACGCATTTTCTCACCGCTACCAGCAGCTATTCTTCTTCTCTTGGCTTGTATATTTCTGTATAAACTCATTTTGTTAAACCTTTATACTTCTCGAAACTGCGAAGTCCGCCCAATCCGAGCATTCCCATCAAAACCGTCATAAGTGAACCCATGTCAAAAGTTGGCAGTTCAGGTATAACTACGTCTAAATAAGCACACACAAACATAGTAACAGGCGCCAATACGAAATGCCAACATAGAGCAATGCCGCATGTCCAACCAATAAAGGGGCGCCAGCCCGCTACAAATATTGATTTATGTGTTGCTTCTGCTTTGTTTATCTCTATCTGACCTTTTGCCAGTTCCTGTGCATGATTCTCTGCCATAGTTGCCACTTCATGTGCCAACTTATTTTTCATGTCTTTATCTTCTATAAACTTACCAAGAAGATTAGATACAGGTCCTATTAACGCCGTAAGCATGTGCACTCCTTCTGTTTAAATTTACTGTCTATCCACACTTTACCGTAATAAAGAATAAACAACCAAAATGTAAACAAGATTCCTTCTACGTAAGAAAGATCATTCCAAGCGTCTAATACCATATTTTCCATGTTATTTACCTACTTTCTTTATCGCTTTTTTATGTGCTTTAGAAAAGCTTTTTCCTTTTTTCATGTCTTTTTTCATACTATTCATATGCTTTGTTGTATGATGTTTTGCATGTTTTTTTAACGTAGCAGTTTGTTTTTTACTTATCTTTGCCATAAACTAACCTCCCAACTGATAATTCTTTGCATTGGTATTTAAATGGTTTCCATAGAGGATAGGCTTTATTAATCTGCCTGCTAATAGCCAGTGCTCTTTGTTTACAATCAAATTCTGTTTCATATGGTCCATATTGATCCTCTAACGTCATGCAATTATTAGGTGCCCCAATTACACACATTGTTACTAGTGCTTTAAACATATCATTTCTTGTTCATCCAAGCAGTTGTACCCATATACGCTCCTACTATACCAGCTCCAGACAAATAAAACAAATTACTTATGTCTGATAACGCCTTAACACGTTCTACGTCAACGATAAACATAGCTAAAGTAAACGCACCCATAGCTATTAACGTGTATCTAGCCATACGTAGTTGTGCTAGTTGCTTCCTCAACTGCGTCTCAGTTTCTTTTATAGCTTTAGCATTTTCTATTTCTTCATCGGAGACAACACCATCACCATCTAGGTCATACTCATTATACTTGCTTTTTACTTGTAATTTCTTTGCTGCCATTTACTTTGCTATGCTCCTTAAACTTTCCATGACCTGATCTATGTTTGGCTCTTTACCATTCGGATTGAGCTTACACTTATATTTTCTAGGGCATCCAATATGAATATCAGTAAACTCTAATTCATATGTTCTTTGAGCTCCTACATAGACACATGCCATTTTATCTTTAAATACTTTTTGCATTTTTAACCTACAAGTTGTCATGACTGGCTGTGTAATAGTACCATTGTTTAGCTTTTGTTGTCGTGTGTAGTCTTTTGAGATGTATTTATAGCCATCTGCATACGATTTGTTAAACCATATAGATGCTACTAACAACATAAATCCACCAACAAATAATACCAAAAACAACCAAGCAATGCCTTCACCTATCTGCCGTCTCATCTGTTGTTGTTTATATATGGTTTCTTGTCTTTGTTTTCTTATCTGACCTTCCATATGTAAAAGTTCATTATATGCTTGCGGTCCATAAGTCATGTTCAAAAACATCTTGAGTTCGTATCTTTGTTCCTCAAGTTTCTTTTTTGCAGCGTATGCAGCCATCGCTGCCTCTTCGATAGAACCAGCTTTAAACAATTTACCAAACAAGGGAGGATTTTTAGCTTGTTTTTCTGCATTATCAACATCAGATACAGCTCCCATCCATCTACCGATATCGCCAGACATTTGTTCAATATCACGACCTACGGCAAATCCTTGCTTGATAGCAGAAAAAGCTTTGCTAGCGACACCTACTGCTAATGATATAGTTACAGGATCCATTACTCATTACCTTAATAATACCCCCACTAAGAGGACGATTGTTGTTCCTGCAGTACCTATCATAATATGC